ACCAAACAAATTTGATCTGTTAGAGCGGACTGTCCCCTAAGGTGAAAACTTAACATTTAGTAGCAGATCATTAACAACATACCTCATAAACCGACAACAAAACCGATGGGATACCGTTCTAGTGGAAACCGAGCAACTAACCTGCAACATCTGCCTTCGACCATCTCGCAACGAAGGTGCTTGCTTCACCTGCCGATTCAATCTGCAATCCCAATTGATTGAGTTGCCAATCTTGCAGGTCAAGGCAAGTGAGTATCTAACGCCTGGGCGTTCAGGCTCAGGCTCACCATCAACTGAGCGTTCCATTGGAATCAATGTCAACGCCCTAGATTTCTCAATGGCAACTGAACTCTTGGCCATCCTTCACGGTTGGGAGCAGATCATCAGAGCAGAACGCCAACTGACACCGCCGGCTTTTGTGGTCAAGGAATCAACAACTGCCAAAGAGGTTGAGGCAACCTGCCAATTCCACATTGCCCACCTTGATTGGATTACTAATCAGGATTGGGCTAAAGACTTTGCTAACGAGGTCAAAGAGCTACATTCAAAAGGATTGGCAGCGGCACAACAATTCAAGGAACAGCCAAGGCGAATTCCTTGCCCAACTGATGATTGTCGCAAGTTTGTGGTGATTGATGTTGAGAACTTAGAAAAGGGTGTGACTTGTCACGGGTGCAAGAACTCTTGGAGTGTTATCAGATTGATCGCCCTTGCGATGAGCAATCCTAATCGGCGGTTCTATCTTGACATTGAGGCAATTGCTCTTTGGCTTGGCATCACGCAACGGGCGGTGTATAAGATCATCAAGGGCAATCAGATACCGCAAAAGGGTAAGTTGTTTGACCTAGCAGCAATTATTAAAATGCGAGATAAAACCAACTAAATTTGACAGTTGGTTCAAAAATATGCCTTACACTATGTGTAACAGGAATCGCTATCTAATCACTACCCTCACCGTTATCCAACAGGTGAGGTTTTTTCATTTACAGGAATGATATGGATAACGACACCGAAACCATTGAAGAGATTGATGAAGCCTTAGCTCACGCCATTGCCTCACGCAAAACAACAATTGATAGCAAGAAACATCTTGTGAATAAGTTTATTGATGATTTACTTGATAGCCGATTGGAGTTAAGCAAATGATAATGATTAGCGTTTCAATCGGTGATGTATGCACTGAAGTAAGCACTGACCAAGCAATCTCATTTGATGCTATTGAAACATTGCTATCACGCGCTTCAACATCATCTCTTAACGCTTATGCGCTTTATACATCAATGCCTGAACCGATTGGTGACTTTGATCGGGATGACGAATAAAACAAAGAGTTGCCGCAATTGTAAAGAGAAGAAGAGCTTAGATGCTTTCCACAATGATAAGCGCACTCCTGATGGTCGTTATGATGTTTGCCGTGATTGTCGTAGCAAGCATCGCAACATTACTGATATTCCGAAAGAACGCTACGAAGCGTTACTACAAGCGCAGAACTATTCGTGCGCTATATGTGGTGTCAACGCTGAGGAATGCAAGAACGGATTAGCAGTTGACCACAACCACGCAACAGATCAAGTGCGCGGGTTATTATGTATGAGATGTAATGTCGGCCTTGGTTACTTCAAAGACAACATCAACAGTTTGAATGAAGCCGTTAACTATTTACTAAGAACAGATGATGCTACCTAGACCGTGTGTTGATTGTGGTGTTGTTGTTCGAGCTGCTCGCTGCGTTAGTTGTGCGCGAGTTAAAGAACGCAAACGCCCATCAAGATTAGATCGTGGCTACGATGCTGAGTGGCGCAAGTTATCTAAGGCTGCGCGAGAGGCTCAGCCTTGGTGTTCTATTTGTAAAAGCACCAAAGACTTAACCGCAGATCATATTCGGCCGCTTGCTGATGGCGGCCTGTCGGTTTGGTCCAATGTTCAGGTTTTATGTAGAAGGTGCAATTCGCGCAAATCGGACAAATAGCCCCCCCTTGGCACTATCGGGTATTTTTGCCACGCTATCGCAGGGCGTTTGCTTCCGTCATTGGCAGTTGGAACTGCGCTGATGCCTTCAGCTAAAAAGCGAAGTGCGGTGGTGAGCGTTGCGTTGTTCAAATTAAAATCCCCTTTGGATACGGCTTATTTTCCAACTGCAACTGATCTAATAAAGTTCTTTTATGATTTTTGCCGTTTGGCAACAAATACAAATAACGGTGTTTTCCTTCTCTTTTAACTGGCTGCCAGCCCATCTCTTTTGCAACTGTTGGAGTGATATTTACTCCGTTTTGTCTAGGATGTCGCAACCTACCTGTTTCATCTAAATAGAAAGTTGCCTTTCCTGATGTTCCTGTATAAATGGCGTTTGTTGCTTGGTAAATAGTTCCCAAGTGACCTTCAGTAGCATCAGCAAAAGATAAAACTGCGTTGTAATTTGGGCGATCTTTTTTAAGTGCTTTTAACGCTCTAACAATAAACCAAGATTCGCTGTTTTTTGGAATCTCATCCAACAAAACAAGCCGATGCAGTTCGGTAACTGATCTCTTATGTTCAAGCCCAAATACACTTGCGCAAACTGCCTCACTGCAAGGATTTGCAAATGCGCAAACACCCACTAATTCCAAGCCGTCAAACATTCCATAAGTCATTGGGCCGTTGTGGATTCCGTGTGAATAGTGATGAGTCTTAACAAATTCTTTCCCCAATTTTGAAGGAATCTTATCAACCCAATAATTATTCATTTGTTACCCCTGATGAACTCTGCAATATCATCTTTGGTTTGATAATCAAGCCAATCAATTTGAGTTTCAATTTCTCGCGCTATCTGTTCACGCAATTCTTGTAATTGTATTTCAATTGTTTTTTTCATTACTTTACCTCTTTAGGATATGCCTCTTGAGGCCAAGCAACCTGAACTGTTTTATCAATCAAATATAAATAGCGGTGCTTTCGGCTGCGGGGAACCCATTTGCCTTCAAATCCTTTTGACTTACCTCTTGAAAGTTTGGTGCCATCGGCAAAATAGAAATCATTTTTCTGCGGTGTCAATCCGTAATAGCCAAAATTTGCTGCTTGATAAACCGCCCCAATGTGTCTGCTTGAATCCGCATAACTAATCACCGCTTTGATTCCCCGTTTCTTTAACATTCGCAAACTCTGACCAATCAACCTTGAACCCGCGTTCGTTCCGTTCAACCTTGGTTCAAGAACTAACCTAGACATCTCAAGAAACTCAGGATAATTGCCTCTTGGTAAGCCAAAAGCTGAAGTTGCTGAATTAGGAACCGAAAGCGGCGAATAAACCACCGCACCCACCACCTGCAAATCCTCAATTATCCCAAAGGCATATTGCCCAATAAATCTTTTGCTGCCTAAGTAATGAAAAGCGTTCACCAATTCATAAGCCTGATTATATGAAATTGGTTCTATTTGTTGGAGCGATGAGGTCGAAATTGAACCGCCAATTGCAGGTTGGAATACCTGCCGTGTTTCCATTACACCATCACCGCAAGTTGCCAACATTATCCTTTTACCACTCTAAAGCTAACCAAAAAATGCCAAGGTCAATTGATAGTGTCCATTTATCAATCACAATTCCCAAGCCAAAACCTTTGCGCGTTCCAAAGGCTAAATAATAACCATCGCTGATTTTAATTTCTTTTACCATTAGTCTTTCCCCCAACCCGTTCCCTTAAAATGAACGGCAGGTGCCGCCCAAACCCGTTCCATCACTATCTCGCAATTGCTGCATTTATATTCAATCTCAGCTTCATCCACTTTGCGAAAGATTGGCATTACCACTTCGCACTTTGGGCATTTGTAATCAATTATTGGCACAACTCCCCCTTTGTTTTGTAGCCGTGAAATGGTTGGAATCGAACCAACTATGGCGCTTCCCCCCGCCAACGCAAACCTGCCATTTCGTTCCCCGCCACGACGATTAAACGGGGAGATTTAGTTTATTGCTTTTGTGCGCCTAATTGTGCCAAAAGAGCAGCAACTTCAGGTGTAATCCCCGCAGGTGAATCAACCACCGCAGGGGCAGGGGCAGTTGCCCCGCCAATGAAGGCATTTGCCTTGGCTACTGCCGCCGCATCATTTGTTGCATCATTTAGAATCCAAGGCGCAGATTTACCTGGCTTGGCAACGCCTTGGCCGATGCGAGCTAGAACTTTCTGCCCAACCTTTGCTTTGAGTGCGTTCTTGAGTGCGACATTGAAGAACAAAACATTGTTATAGGTTTTGTTTGAATCGAGATCAACAAGATTGACCTCAATTGCATCGGTTTCGCCGTGAACTGTTTGAATACCAACTTTGTATTCAATTGGTTCGATTATTAACAAAGCACCGGCAAGGTCAGCAACTTTGACACTTTCGGTGGAACTGCTTGGTGCGCTGAATGTCATTTGACATCCCCCGTTTCTGTTTGGGTGTTACTTTGGTTTTGTTGGTTTTCCAACTCTATGGGTGGTGATAGTTCGGCCAATTCTTTGGCAATGTCATTGATTGTTTTGGCGGGCATCCCGCAGGCGCAACCATCGGTGCAACACATTAGGTTAATTCCTTTTCAATCGCTTGAATAGTTGGGCAACTTGCCCAATCCACAATTTCATAAATGGAACAACCTTCGCAATAAGTAATGTGTTTGTTTTCAAATCCTAGATCAGGCACAACTCGCTTATGTAATTCAACAACGGCGCGAAGGGCTTTGTGCATACGCTCACCATTTGGGTCAGTATGCGGCGTGTAAGCCAATTTATTTAGCAACTCTTGATGTGTCATTTGGCTTCCGTATCTCCATTGCAGGCAACCGATAAATCGGTGCTGAACGGTCTGAAATAAGGGCAATAATTGCAATTGCGCGATGGCACTTTTGGTATTAGTTCCCACATCGCAGGTGAATTCTCAACATCAACTGTTGATAAAAGCTCATAAACATTATCTAGGCGTTTAAGTGCGCCTATGGCAATTTGCTCATCGTATGGATGCAATTCAAGGTACATATCCGATATTTGGCCGCCAGTTGGGAGAAAGGCTAATCCCACTTGCTTAACATCGTGACCTTCTTGCGCCTTGCCATAGGCGTACAACTGAACTTGAATTATTTGTTGATTGCTCGCACCGCTATTGCGCTTCTCCTTCACATTAGCGGGTGAGGTTGTTTTCCAATCAATAACAATTCCGTTTTCCTTATCGTAGAGATCAACTGTCCCGGAAAGATTGGCCCTAATCTTGACCTTGCTCTCCACCTCAAACCGATCAGGAAACTTTGCAAAGATGCCTTCAAGATGTGAGTGAATGGCAGTTCCAACTTGAGCTGCCCAATTGCCCCCACCTGTTTCATTCACCTTTTCCCAATCAAGCAATTTGTAAGCCAACTTGCGGATACATTCTTGACCCACTTCACTTGGGCCAATATAAACCTGCTGCGAACGGGGCGAGAAAATACCCGCTTGAGTAATAATCTCGCCCAATTCGATCGCAAGAGCCTTACTTGGAGTGTTCAAAGGTGTAAAAGGCATCGCTTATTCATCTCCGTTTACAACGGTAAACCGCCGTGTTGTTGATACCACTTCAAGCAAATCAATTACTTGAGCGGGCAGGATTTCTCGCGCCCGCTTAGTATCAAATCGCTTGCTTTCAACAACCGACCATTTAACCACCGGGCGGTTGCCAAATAAGCCAACCTGACAATCGCCCAACGCACCTTCAATATGAGCGCGGGCAATGTCGGCTACCTCTTGCCATTCTTTAATTTTCGCTAATGCTGACTTGTATTGCTCAAGCCAAGCATTAGCATCGGCATCTAAATCAACAATGCCTTTCTCGATCTCAACGGTCACTTTAACCCCCAAAGTTTTATTAGTACCAATTGAATTTTTTAAAGTGCAGGGCGGCGGCGCAAGAGCCACCGTTGCCATATTTTCTGCCGATGTAAGCAAGAGCAGCAATGGTTTGGGCTACTTCGGATTTGCTCCGCTTCATCCCAAGGTTTTCATAAGTTGAATCTAGCAGTTGCCCGATGCCGGCGGCAGAACTTGTCGGATTCTTTTTGTTTTTCCAACCGCTTTCCTTACCCATTACATAAGAAAAACACTTGAAATCTTTTTTTGTAAGTAGCTCGCGGGCGAGTTCCTTTGCTTTAACCTGCATCAATGGTGGGCGTTCTTTGTAGATTACCAACTCAGGGATGGCAGGTGTCGGATTTATTGCTTGAACCATAAGTGAAGTCATCGCGCTAACCACCACAATAAGGGCGAGTCGCTTGATGATTCGTTTGTCTGCTGGTCTGATTGGATTGCTCCTTCTCTAGCCGCCTTTGCAAGTTGAGCTGAAACCTTGTAAACATATTGGCTTGAACATTCAACTGTAATGGCGATTTCGTGGGCGCTTTTGTTTTCCCATAACATCTGATGAATCATTAGTGCTTTCTTAGATATTACAGTTCGCCGGCTTACTACTAGGCTGTATCACAGCACTAAAATATATTCCACTCGAGAGCCCAGCCCGTATCTACCTCCTCTTAAGTTTCCTCTTAGTATCAATCGCCTCGGTTTGGTTACTAGAACCCATTGGGAGCTTGAAAAAGAGTATTACGAATACGACCGATGGGAATTTGTCTTCTACACTCGAAGGCACTTCTCTATCTTTGATACAAGGCAAGAAGTACCCGACCAACCTCTCGCTCCTATACTCAAATACCAACGCGAAATTCATTATATTGGAGGTGAAAGAGACGGATTAATAGAAAAGAAATATATTTAATTATGCCATGTGAAAAATGTGGGGGAAACAACAGAAGTATTGGTTACGAAAATGGTGATGAAATTACTTGTAAACACTGTGGAGCTCATTTGGTACTGGACGGTAGGTTTAACGATAGAGGTGGTTCTTGGAAAGTTTTAAAGATATTTCTTAGAATTAAATATAAGACGTTGTAGGCGAAGATATGGCTTAGTGATGCCATATTTTTGACCTACAACTTAACGACTTGATATATGTCACATAATGTGGAAACCAATAAAAATATTCATTTTAGCTCCTTAACTGACCACTGGTCTACACCTAAATCGATATACGATCTTCTTAATAAAGAATTTCATTTTAATTACGATCCTTGTCCTCTTAATAGTGAAAAAGATTTATATTCTGAAGAGTGGGGTTCAGTAGTATTTTGCAATCCTCCTTATTCTGAGCTTAGAAAGTGGTTAATGAAATGTTATTACCACTCTTTATGCGGAAATATAGTAGTAGCTTTGATTCCTTCTCGAACTGACACTATTGCTTGGCATGATTATGTTATGCAAGCCAGTGAGATTCGTTTTATTAAAGGTCGTCTAAAATTCGGAGATTCTAAAAATTCCGCTCCGTTCCCATCAGCCATTGTTATATGGGGTACACCTCAATTGTCCAATATGGTGAAGTAACCGAAATTTACGAATATGAAAAACCGCTACGTAAAAAGAAAAAGCCGAAAAAACGCCGTAAAGTACCCAAAACAAAGTACTTCCGTTCACGTCGATCTGTTGCGCGAGCAAAAAAAAATTTCTTCCGGCTCGTCCATCATAATGTGGTTTCTGCTAGCACTGTTGCTTTTGTTACCCTTACTCTTACTCATGACGCTACCCGAAGGCAATTCACCCAATACCTATCCGACTTCACTAAAAGAATAAATAAATACTATGAAAGCAAAGGATATCCGCCCGTCTCTTATATCGGAGTACCTGAACTCACTAAAAAAGCGCGTCTCCATCTCCACTTACTCATGTTCGATCTACAAGCCGCGCACATTACCGGAGAACGCGTTACACGTAACCTTCAAAGACAATATCGACGGGGCTATCTTGATATTCGTTCTGCCACAGACCGTAGTCCAAAAATTGCTGGATATATGGCCAAGTACATGGCCAAGGGCTATAAATCTATCGCAGTTAACGGTGGGCGAGCATATACTACTAGCCGAACGATTAAAAAGATCGGAGTATACGGCTCTAATACGTTCGATGAGTATTTGGATCTATTAGTTCCGGACGTACCTATTGCCAAGATCGATGAGTATGAGGTAAAATACTGGGGTAAGTGTACTAAAACAACTTACATAACAAAAAATGCTCACATTAACCACACAAGCTAAAGTCCTCGAAGTAACTTCTAAGCCCTGGGAGATCGATGGTCGTTCTGGTGTAAGCCACAACGTTCGTCTACTCACTGGTGATGAAATTTTTAAGGCAAAGTCAACCGAAGAGCTAAACAAGACTCTCGAAAAGTTAGTCG